TTCTCTCTTTTATTTCTATTAATTCATCTAAAGTATATCTACAATCCTTTAATTTATCCATATCTATTGATAATCCATATTTTATTGCAATATATGTGGGTTTTTTGTTGGATTCTTTTCCTTTTTCTTTTCCTGTTCCTGTCCCTTTTTGTATAACTCTTATCACTGGACCATCTTTTAAATAAATTAATTCATGTGAATCATCTATTTTATATGTCTGTTTTTGAATCGAAAGAGAGGATATGAGAGAATCTATCTCGTTTTTACAATTATTACATGTATCAAACCAAGGATCACGTTTTCGACAAGCAATCTCGTCTAATTCCTCTTCTAACTTTTTCGTATAATCATACGAAAATAATCGACTAAAATATGTTATTAACCATTCACATACTATAATACCTATGTCTTGGATAACTAACTTATTTCTCTCATTCCCAAATATTTTTTCCATTTCCTCTATCTCGATTTCATTCCCAGATAATCTGTATTCATTTATATTATATTTCGTACCCTCTATATCACATCGTTTTACATATCCTCGATCTTGTATTGTATCTACAATCGATGCAAATGTAGAAGGTCTTCCAATACCCTTTTCTTCTAATTCCTTTATCAATGTCGCCTCTGTATAATGTTTATCTAATCCCCTTATAGATACTTTCGATTGTATAATATTATATCTTGGATTTGTTTTAGAAAGACTCTGTAAATAAAAAAGGAGAGAACTAGATTCTTCTTGTCTCTTCTTTTTCTCTATTTCAGTTTCTTTTATACGTTTCCACCCTAAAAATAGGGGGGTCTCAATCGTATTTTTATATTTATATTGTCTCGGCGCGTTAATAATAATATTTTGTAAACTATATTCATACTCCGACATACACGATTCTACCGTATTTGACCATATTAATTTATATAGTTGTATAATTCTAGGATTTTCAGATGCGATGGAGAGAATATCAATATGTGTAACACGAATTGCCTCGTGGGGGTTTAATGAATCCCGATTTTCGATTTTCGAGAGATTTCCCAAATATTTCTCTCCAAATTCCGTCTTAATATAATAAGAAGCTTCTTTTAGAAATGGCCCCGAATATTGCATAGAATCTGTTCGCATATACGTAATATGCCCATCTTGATATAATTGCTGACAGAGTGACATTGTCTCTTTCGGTGAATAATGTAATTGACTGGATACACGTTGTAATAAATTCGAAGTATTGAATGGTTTTGGACAAGCAGCCATTTTATTTAAGATGTTTTCGAGAGATAATTTATATGGAAAATTTACTGATTCTAAGAGAAAATCTTCTACTTCCTCCTTTTTCTCCATTTCTTTATTTAATTCAAATATAAGATTTCTCTCAAAAAAAGTTGCTGTTATTTTATATAATAATTCCACTACTTTTTCCTCCTTTTCTTTATCATAAACAAGTCTTAATGCCGGTGTTTGACAACGCCCTGCTGATAACGAATTATCTTTATTATAATATACATGTTTCCATAAAAGGGGAGAGATTTTAAATCCAACAATCATATCTAGGATTTGACGACAAAAATAGGCATTTACGAGAGGCATATTGATAATCGTTGGATTCTGAACAGCCACCAGAATCGCTTGTTTCGTAATCTCTCGAAATATTATACGTTTTGTTATCGCTATATCTAATTCAAATACTTCACATAAATTCCAGGCAATACCCTCTCCCTCACGATCATCGTCTGTAGCTAGTAAAATATTTTCTTTTGGAAATTTTACGACTATTTTTCTCATAGCTTCTATATGATCCTTTTTATCTGGTAAGAGAGAATATGTTGTTTTATAGTTATTATTCATATCTATCGATTTTAGACCCTCTATTGTTCGAATATGCCCTTTCGATGCTATACATTGATATTCTGGACCTAAAAATGATTCTATTTTGGAACATTTCGAGGGGGATTCTACGATAACTAGCCATTTTGCGCCTGGTTTTTCTGGTATTTTTCCAGGTTTTTTTGATCCTTCCTTCAGATTTATTTTTTTATATTTTTTAGACATTATTAATAAGTATTTAATAATATAATAAAATTATTATTATATTGTTTTTTATTTTTTGATTAACTCTTTACTTAGTTTTTATCTTACTATAATATATATATATGCAATTACAAAGAAGCTATAATATTCAAGAAGAATCTAAATTAACTGATGAAGAAATTGAACTATTCGCACAAGAACCTAATGTCGTTACATCTGGTATAGCTTCTGATATGTCACCACCAGTTGATATAATTGCGATTGAATCTGTTAAAAAATCGAAAGTTTTCATTGAGCATTCTGATATGTTATTAACAGACGAGGATAATAATACATTATTTGGTATAGGACATTTTGAACCATTACCAGATGAAATAGATTATAATCAGAGAAAACTTTTATTGTTTATAAATATAGAAAAGCAAACTTTTATTTTTATAAATTCGGATGAATTTATATTTATGTCTACAAATGGTTATATTCATAATATAATCGAAAATATAATGACTAAAATGATTAAATTTAAAATAGTTGATAAATCCAATAGTTTTATAGTATCTATAGATATACCAAAAGGTATACCTGTTGCAAACTACCCGACTAGACATACCTGGCATAATGACTCATTACCTATTTTTTCTATTTTGGAAAATGGAAAATATAGAGAAATACGCGATGACTTAAAACAATTTAGTATTAATCAATCTATGCGTGATCGTCGAGATTATAATAATATGACGATCCATTCAAATTATACATGTATTGAATATTTAGATATGGAACAATGTTTAACCACTACTCTCAGAGTATCTGAATTAGACATCATTCGGTTTGCAACTTGTCCAAACCCAGATTCGAATACAGTTGTTTTTATAGAAAATCGAAATAAACAACATTCTGTACCTGTTGGAACTGCTAGAACTGATAGAACTGATGGGATTAATAGAGAATTGGGAAACGTATTTCAAGAATCATTAAAAGGAAAATCTAGAAAAATATGCAGAATTCAATTTTTATTTATACCTGATGAAAAATTCCAAGAATTTGAAACTAAAGAAACTAAAGGTTATGTGAATATAATTACTATGCCTCATTTATTCGACGAATTAAAGGCGAATATAGCATCAATGCCTATAATGAAAGAATTTAAACTCTCTGAATATATGGCTAATATTGATTTACGCGTTAGTAAGGGAGAGATTGGTGGATCTAATCGTAAATCTCTTAAAAAATTAAATAGAATACATAAACGCAGAAAAACAATTAAAAAACGCCGTAAATATAAAAAATAATCGACCTAATTATCATAAAATAAATATAAATCAATCAACATTGCAACTATCATCGGCGCCTGCCAAGAAGAAAATGTTTTTTTATAATCATGATTCTTATAATAAAACACTTCAATCAATATAATCATACTGCATATAAGTGCAGTAATCAATGATAGTATTAGAATCCAATCAATCATAGTATATTTATACATGTCCAAAATATAAACAATATAAATATTTGGAGATAATTATATAGATATTTCTCAACTGTTTTATTATATTTTGTTTTGTTAAACTACAAAACAATATGAATTTATCTAATATGCAACATATACAAACATATAAATTATTGATTATCGATAAATCATACTCCACTTTTAAATTATTACATACTGTCACAAACGAAGATTCGGACCCCGAACTTTTAAAATATATTGACCCCATAGAAGATAAATTATTCTCTAAAGATATTATTTCATTCGACCTACAAAATCCACAAACGCCATATAAAAATATTTATTCACATGTGAAATCAGGTATCAATATTGCAGGTACACTTATTTTAGAAAATAATAAAACTTTTGGACGTACCGCAAATAAAAAACGCCTCCTCTATAAATGTATTCCCGATGATAAACATCTGCCGACCTTTCTAGTTCCATATGATATTGTTGTCGGATTTTCTAAAATATACACTAATAAATTCGTACTATTTAAATACGAATCTTGGATAAATCAGCATCCACATGGTGTCCTAGTAGATACTCTCGGCGATGTAACTGATCCAATTGTTTTCTATGAATACCAACTCTATTGTAAAAGCCTGCATATTTCTCTCGCATCTATAACAACTAAAGCAAAATCAGAATTCCTAAAAAAGTCTAAAACAGAATCGATTGCACAGAGCCAATTTATAGATCAGATTTTAGAAAACCCCGATTTTTCAATCGAAGATCGCCGTACAACCCATCGTGTCTTTACTATCGACCCTAAAAAATCCGTCGATTTCGACGATGGATTCAGTATTTCTACAGATGGCCCTATTATAAAAATAAGTGTCTATATCGCCAATGTCTTTTTCTGGCTTGAAACACTCGACCTTTGGAAATCATTCAGTTCCCGTGTAGCAACGATTTATCTTCCCGATCGTAAACGACCAATGCTACCAACCATTCTCTCCGATCATCTGTGCTCACTGCAAGAGGGCCAAACTCGATTCACATTTACAATGGATTTGTTTTGGAAAAAGAGAGATTCGAATAATGATATATCAGATAAATCGAATAAATCTAAAAATTCCTACGAATTAGTCGATATCAAATTCTCTCATACAGCAATTAATGTGTTTAAGAATTACCGATATGAGGAACCCGATCTATTATACCGCTGTCCAGAGTATAAAAACCTATTCGAAATGACATCACTAATCGATCGATCCGTAACAGATAGTCATGATCTAGTAAGCCATTGGATGACTTTTATGAATCAAAAATGCGGCGAATATTTATCGCAACAGAAAATCGGGATCTTTCGATCCGCTGTCTATAAAAATCGCCTTTTATACGATTCCCTATTACATGATCCATCATTAAATGAATTATCCACAGAAGGCCAACGTGTTATTATGAATTGGAATAATACAGCTGGACAATATGTGGTTTATAATGATGGGCTATTAGAACATGAAGTGATGAAAACAAAATCATATGTACATATTACGAGTCCTATACGTAGATTGGTCGACCTATTAAATATGATGTGGTTTTCGAGAGAAATCGGACTTTTAAAAACTACCAGTAATGAGTCAAATGAATTCCTATTCTCATGGCTATCAAAAATCGATTATATTAATGATTCTATGCGCGCTATCCGAAAAATACAAACGGATTGTGAATTAATTCATCGTTGTCATACCAGTCCAGAGATTCTTGATTCTACATATAATGGAATTATGTTTGGGAAATTAGTAAAGAATGATGGTGCGATTATGTATATGGTATATCTGGATTCTATTGGAATTCTCTCGCGAATGACGACGCATATTAATCTACCGAATTATTCCAAGGGTACCTTTAAATTATTCCTTTTTGAAGATGAAGACCGTATTAGAAAAAAAATACGACTACATTTGGTAGAGTGTATTTGAGAGAATAATATAAAAATATATGTATATATCCTATACAAATGCGAATTCTCACTACTATTACAACTGTTTTAATATCTATACTTACCTCATCTGCAATATATTTAAGAGAGAATCATCCTCTTTTAGATAAATTCGAGGACTGGATAACCAAATTTAAAATTAATATCCAAGATTCAGACCATTTTTATTCTACTTTTGGAAAATGGGTCGATAATGACGAATATATCGAAGAAATAAATTCTCTTAGACTACCCTATTCTCTCGGACATAACCAATTCTCTGGCTACGATTCTGAAGATTATCACCAGTTCCTTACAAATTCTAATATATTCAGTTGGGCAGATAGATCTAATTTATTTGAGAGAAATATTTTTAACGGTACTGTAGATTCATTATATCTTCCTACACAAGTGAACTGGGTTATTGCTGGCGCAGTTACTCCTGTAAAAGATCAGGGTCAATGTGGATCCTGCTGGTCGTTCTCTACAACGGGTTCTCTCGAGGGCGCCTATTATATTAAGAATAAAAAACTTGCTTCCTTCTCCGAACAACAACTCGTCGATTGTGATAATTTAAAACATGGTGGAAGAGACCACGGATGTAATGGTGGACTAATGGATAATGCTTTTTCTTGGATTCATAAAAATGGGGGTCTTTGTCTAGAATCTGAATATCCTTATGTTTCAGGAACAACACAGAAACCCGGGGATTGTCAGACTACGTGTAAAGTCCTTCCTAGTTCTTCTGTTAGAAGTTATACTGATGTTCCTCCTTCTAGTGATAATTCGATGATGAATGCTTTATCTCAACAACCAGTTTCGATTGCAATCGAGGCAGATCAACGCGATTTTCAACTCTATAAATCGGGAATATTCACAGGTGTTTGTGGTACGAATATAGACCATGGTGTGTTAGCAGTTGGATATGGTACAGAAGAGGAAGGAGATTATTATTTAGTAAAGAATTCTTGGGGTACTTCCTGGGGTGAAGAGGGATATATTAAATTAGGCCGTGGTCCAGAATATAATGAGGGCGATGGACAGTGTGGTATTTTATTAGAG